GCCTCGTAACAATTATCACGTTGACCGTGTAGAGCTTATTTGCAGCAGCATTCCGAACGATATTAAGTATGCAACCTACGAGCTGGCACGGGCTTTAGCTAATGACACGGACTCGATTACAGGGTCTACCGGCGATACGGGGTTGTACGAATCCGTCAAACTCGGTGAGATGGAGGTTAAGTACAACACTTCTAGTCAAGCTACCGGCACTGTTAACAACGTATTCGACGTTTATCCTTGGCTGCAGTCTTATCTTGGGGCTTATTGCTCTGGTGGTAGCGGCTCGTATTCTATTCGCGTTGTAAGGGGTTGAGATGGCTGGAGCACTAGACAAGGTTTTCAAAGAAGCAGCTAAGGCAATCGTTGCGGACCTTGGCGACGGCCTAGACACCAAGATTGACTACACCCGCAAATTTGATGGGACGTATGACACGGCTAAGGGTACGTTCACGACATTTGACCGTCCGTACTTCAACCTAAAGTGCCCGATTGAGTTTGTGCGATCAGAGGAAGAAGAAGGACGTGAGGAGCGCAAAGCTCGTGTCTACATTTCGCCTGATCAAATCGGGGGCAATCAACCTACGTTCCAGGATGAGGTGACGTTGAAATTTGCTGGTGCGGACCGTGCGGCTCAAATTACCGATATTGAGACGTTTCGTGGCGGTCAAGAGTATCTGTATATCTTGCTGGTGAGGTTCTGATGGGCAAGCTAAGCAGCCAGGTTAAGGCTCAAATTGAATTAGATCTAGACAAGGCATATAATGAGTTTATTAAATTTATTTATTTTGAGTTGTCTGATGAAATTACAAGTCCAGCATACACAGGTTTTTTTGCGTCTAGCTGGAAGGTTTCTACACGCCGTCCCATGCCCGTCGAACGAGTAGAAGATTTTTCACCGTGGAAAGAGTTAAAAAAAGCAAAAAGTTCGTTTAAAAATCGAGAGTTAGCCAAAAGCATTCCTCCCTTCATAAGTCCTCGCTTTAGCAATCTTCCTCAAGTTCGTTTTCGAGAAACTGTCTATATCGGAAATACTGTTGAATATGCAAAATATGCACTGCAACGACCTAATCAAATTGTTCCGCTGGTAACTAAGGCTAAAGTTGCTGCCAAAGCGTTTTTTGGCACAACATCTGCTGGCTCGCTTAAAGTGATGACAACTGGTAACGAGCGCGGAACTCGCGATAGGAGGATCTTATGACGCTTGTTGCCTCAAGAGCTGCTTTTGAAAAAGCAGTTACCGATGCTGTAGCAGCCTCTGATGCGACAGTACAGATGGTTTACGACAACGTTCGTTTTACGACACCAGGTAAGACCAAAAAATACGTATTGATGTCTGTTTCATACTTGCAGAGCACGATTCAAACGCATGGAGCGGCATCTGATTTTTACATTGGCACTGTTCAGTGCAATATCTACGTGCCAAAAAACAATGGACCGGTTGAGCTTGCTGCGATCGGTGAGGCCATAATTGATGGTCTTACTTCTGTTAATGCCAGTGGGTACGCAGATCCGTTTAGCTGTGCTCCAAAAGTGCTTGAAATTTCAGGTCCAGCGCCTTTAGAGCTTGAAAATCGGGCTCATTTTATTGGCCTAGTATCTTGTCAATTTACTGCAAACGCGTAGTATAGTATTGGATAAACGCGGTTTTTTAATGCGAGCCACAGAGCTTCTTCGCAATAAATTTGGCGTTAGCCAGCTTTACAAGCACGCCGTTAAACAGGGCGACGAGGTTGTGCTTGAAATTTACTGGCATCCTTTGACCATTTCTGAGCGAGAAGCAATTCAGAAAAAAGCTGGCAGTGACGATGCTGGCGAGTTTGCGCTCAATCTGATGATTGAAAAGGCTATGGACGTTGATGGAAAACGGCTGTTTCAGGATGGTGAAAAATCAATTTTGAAAAACGCTGTCGAAGCAGCTGTTTTGCAGGATATTCAGGTTGCAATGCTTTCCTCCGGTACTGATCAAAAGGTGGAGGAAGCGAAAGCAGAGCTGAAAAGCAAATCCTGACTGGTTTTTTCTGTTTTTCCTTGCCAAGGAGCTTGGAAAAACCGTAAGTGAGCTATGTCAGACGTTGACGCAGGAAGAGTTAATTGGATGGGCAGCTTTCCTTGAAATCAAAAACGAAGAAGAGGAGAAGGCTATGGAGCGAGCAAAAACCGGTCGTAAGGCGCAGAGCATGAGATAGAGGTAGGATTAGGGGAGCTTTTGGTGGCGCATAGTGGCGGGCGGCATCCAGCCTGTTGAAATCGTCGTAAAGACGAATATGAAATCGGTTGACGCCCTTAGCGGGGCGCTCGACCGAGTAGAGAAACAGGTTGGTAAGGTCAATAAAACTACTGTCTTTTTTGATGCGAGTGGCGCAACTAACCAGCTAAAAGACCTTAAAAAACAGCTTGAAAAATCTGAAAAGTTTGTAGATCAATTTTTAGGCAGAACGAACGCAGCAAGGAAAGGTGTCGGCGCGTTTGACAACAGTCTGGTTAGCCTTAGACAGCAGCTTTCTTTAGTGCGAAAAGGCTTTGAAGACACGAATGACGATATTAAACGCCAAGAGCGTGGCGTGGCCATGCTTGCTGGCCAATACAAGCGTTTAAAGCTTGAAGGACGTGCTTTGGCGCAAGGCGCGGCTGGTGGCCAAGGATTTGCAGGTCTTTTTGGTGATACTGATGACGCTAAATTAGGAATCGGTTCTCTAGAAAATCGAATAAAAGAACTAAATCAACTTCCTAAATCAATTGCTGGCAATCAGCAAAAATTAAAAGAAATTAACTTTTTATTAGATTTTGCTTCTGCAGAAAGCAAAGAGTTTTTAATGCTAGTTAAGGCGCAAAATAGAGCTTTAGACGAACAGAAAGCTTTATATAGTCAAATTAAAAGTATCCAGCGTGATATGACCATGACTGGGCAGGCAAGTCAACTGCCAGCCAATTATTTTACAAAAAATCCAAACTTTATTCAGCCAGGTTTAATTTCAAGAACGGCACCTTCCGTTCCAAAAGGAAAACCTGCGGGAACAGGAACAAGAGCAGGAACAGGAAAGTCTGTTCCTTTTAGTCAATCAAGGGCCGGACAGGCTGCACTAGGCGCTGGCTTTCCATTGCTGTTTGGATCGGGGCCTGCATCTGCTGTTGGTGGCGGCATTGGCGGCTTTATAGGTGGCTTTGCCGGTGGCATCGTAGGCAGCGTGATTGGTCAAAACATTGACCAGTTTGTTCAGGGAATGGCCGAAGTCGGAACGGCGTTGTTAAAACCAGTTGAAAACATAGATCTTTTAGTTGTAAAAATTGGTGCGGTAAATACTGAGCTTGAGGCAAACATTGGTGTTCTGCAAAGCCTTGGCCTTGAAGGTGTTGCGGCTCAAGCTGCTTTTGAAGAGTTAGAAAGCGCTGTTGGCAAGGGTGGTGTTAAGGCTCTTGAACAGTTTGGCCAGTCTTGGTCAAACATGATGAATGCCTTTAACCGATTAGGGGTAATCATTGGATCGGCGTTGGCTGGGCCACTTTCTTTATTTGTTGATCTGATTGCGGAGCTTGTAGGGCTTTTGCCTGGGGTAAAGCCTGGGAAGACTACAAATAAGCCCGGAAAGATGTCGCTACTAGGCGAAATGCCGACACCATTAGGCGGAACGCCTAACGCCACAGGCAGTTCTGAGCAGGCTATTGAAGGTGCTATGGGCAGGCAAGTTGCCCTTGCTGAAGCAAAAACAAATTTAGAGGCAATGTCGCTGACAACTCGGCGGGACACTCTTGCTGTCGAAAAAGGAAAAGTTAGGCTTCAAGAAATTGATAATAATTTGGCAACCGTAAATGCAAACATAAATTCTGGCGGACTAAAGGGGCAAAAACTAATAAACGCAGAGCATGACCGTAACTTGTTGACTAACAAAAGAAATCTTGAGGTAGAAAAACAACGCAATGATCTTACTAGGGCTGAGCGAACCATTTTGCGTGAAAGGATTGGAGCGCAAAACCGACTTCTTGGACTTATTGGTCAACTAAACGGTGTCGAAGTAGATAGGCTTAAGGCGACAAATGGTCAGTTTAATGCTCGAAAAGAAGAATTTAACAAAATCGAGCAAACGTTAAGCCTTGAAAAAGCAAAGCTGGCCAACCAACTGAAAATTAATTTGTTAGGCAAGCAAGAAGGCGAAATTACGATTCGTCTTCGTGCTGAAAATGAATTCTTAGTCAAGCTTGCAGAGGATCGTGCAAGGCTTCAAAAGACATTGCTAGCGCAGCGACACGCTGAGTACGACTTGGGGCGGTTGCAGGTGCGACAAGCGCTTGATCTTCAAAAAGTTCAAGCTCGTATGGACGCACAACGCAAAATTCGTCAGACCAGTCCTTTTGCCCGCGAGTCATTCTTGACTGATCCATTTTTTGGTAGCAGTCGTGAGTTAGCTGCAAATCAAGGAACTAATTTTCAGGAACAAGTCGAAATGATGCGTTTTCAGCTTGATCAGAATCAAGCTGGTTTAGATGTTGCTGGAATCAGTAAGGAACGGCGACAGGCTTTAGAAGATCAACGCGCCCAGCTTGAATTGAACTTGGCGTTATTTAAGGAGTATCAGCCTGCTGTCGATGAAGCAGCTTTGGCCCAAGCTCGTTTTAGTGATGCGCTAGCAATTACAAAGCCTGTTACGGACGACCTGTTTGACAGCCTGCTTGCAGTTGTTGAAGGCACAAAGACTGCAGAGCAGGCATTTGCAGACTTCCTTCGCAGCATTGCATCAATGCTGATGGATGCAGCTAAGCAAATGATTGCAACTTATATCGCGATCGGCGTTGCCCGTGCGTTTGCTGGGATGGGCAGTGACCCTGCAGGTAGTCAGGGCAATCCGTTTGGCACAGATGTTGTTATGCCTGGTGCTGGAGGTTCTGCTGCTGGCGGCGGTCGAATTCCTCTTAACGCTTACGCAGAAGGCGGATATGTTTCTGGTCCAACTCGCGCAATCGTCGGTGAAGGTGGTGAATCTGAGTACATCATTCCCGAAAGCAAGATGCGAGAAAGCATGGCGCGTTACTCGCGTGGTGCTCGCGGATCTGCTGTTATTCCAGAAGTAGGGGGCTCTGGAACGTCAGGAGAAGGAGGCGGTGTGGCAGTTGCCGCACCAATCGATGTTCGCTACACCGTGGAGCGGATCAATAGCGTCGATTACGTGACTGCTGATCAGTTCCAGGCTGGAATGCAACAGGCCGCTACACAAGGTGCTAAACAAGGTGAACAACAAACTTTAAAGCGTTTGCAGATGAGTGGCAGTACACGTAGAAGGCTCGGATTATGAGTGAAACTATATCGGGGAGCAAATACGCTCTTGGGCAGGTTGTGAAGATCAAGTCTTTTACTAAAGACAGCAAAATCTTGACAACTTTGTTTAAGTTTCAAAATTTTTTTATTAACGAAGAAATGATTTACGACGGTGACAATTATATATTTGTGCCTTTTGGTTTTTCTGGCGTAACTGTTAATAAAACTGGTGACGGAATGGAAGCAAGCATTGTTTTTCCAAACAATAAATTAACTCGCGGCTGGGCCGTTTCCTCCATCAGGCA